TCACGCTTTGCCGTAGCCGTAGACGGCTGGAACCGGACGGCAACCCCACCGCTTGAGCTGCCAGTTCGGGTGCTCTTCGGACCACTTCACGATCACCAGCTGTCCGGTCAACCCGGAACACTTCGTGACCATGTCGGCGACCGAAATCTCGTCCAGGATCGGCTCCCTGAAATCGCGGCACTTCGTCAAATCACCCGCCAGACACGCGGTGATGATCATCTCGGCAATCATGCGAACTTCCTCACTCCGGTTTCGTACTTCTCACGTTCGTCGTGGCTGTTGTGAACCCACACTTCCCCCTCGTCGCCGTCCTCCAGGTCCGGCTTGCACCAGCAGTTGTGGGAAGCGACGTGCTCGCGCGTGTCTCCGATCGGAATGACGTGGCGCTCACCGGGCTCACTCTCGACGGCAAGCCAGGGGTTCATGCTGCTTCCTTGAGCCGGTAGCCCTTGAAGAACTCGGCGACGGTGTCGATGGTGTATTCGGGGTTGATGCCCGCGCCGTGCATGTAGAAGAAGCCGTTGGTGAACATCGCACCGACCGGGTGCGTGTAGACATCGTTGTGTGTGGATGGATAGAGGACGACGTGCGTGCCGTCCTTCAAGCGTGAGAAGTCGGTACGCATTAGGGTTCCTCCAAGAGAATCTCGATGAGCGGAATCCCGCCCCAGCTCTCGGTCTGGAAACCATCGTGCGAGGCGTTCATGTTGTCGGTGTCGAAGCGGACAGGCACATCGAACTCGCATGTAGCGGTGACGGCCTTGAGGTTCGGCGGGGCGTTGCCCACCGTGAAAGTGATGATCCCTGTGGTGTAGTCGCACGTCCAGTGTGTGGTCTCGGTCTTCTCCACCCCGTCAACGAAAACGTGCAGGGTCCCCGACACCGGCTTGAAGATGCGACGGACGTAGGAGTTGCCCACGTCGTAGGTCTTGATCAGCTTGAAGACGCGGTTCGATCCATCGCCGGTCCCGATGTTCTCGACCGACAGTTCGAAGTCGCCCCAATCCTTGAAGCGGAAGCCGAGCGCCTTGCCGCGCGCGTTGTAGAAGAACTGCCGCACGGTATCCATGTCGTCCTTGTCACGGATGCCGTAGCTGACGTTGTAGCGTGCCCGAGCGCGCGACCACTGGACGGCGCGCAGCTCGATGCCAGAGTGACCTTCGAAGACGTACGTCGAGAAGCCCGGCCCGCCTGCGCTGCCGTAGCTGATGTTGTCCGGAAACCGTGGGCTCTCGATGAAGCTGGTCATTGGCGTCTCGTTGTTATCCTGGCTGACAGTGGCACACGCTGGCGTCATCCGCAAGAGCGAATGACACCAGCGTTAACGCGTTAGGGGTTAGTCTCCATGTGGAGGACGTGCAGGTTCAGTGCGATGTCGGCGATCGACGCGTCGTTCGGGTTCGGCGTCGTGATGGTCAGGATGTCACCGATCACGAAGGGCCACGCGCCGACCAGGGAGAACGTCGCCACGCCGCTCGTGCTGACCGAGATGGTCCCGGCGGCGCTACCGTTCTGCTTCAAGTTGAAGACAGCCGTGGCGGCGGGGTTCGTGCCGCACGAGAACTTGGAGCCGACCATCGCGGAAGGGATCACGAACGGCCTCGTGCAGACGTAGCGGATCATCTCCTTGTCCACGCCGGAGATCGTCCCGCGCCAGAACGCAGGGATGTCGTAACTGTTCGACGCGAGCACGCGCAGCTTCGTGTCCGTGCCGATGTGCAAGACGACGCGGTCGTTCGCCGGAACAGCCAGTGTGTTGCCGCCACCCGTGACGTGGATCGTCATCTTGTAGGCGGTGTTGTTCCACACCGTACAGGTGCGCTCGCTCTGCACGGCGCTGTACATGAACGACGAGAACTCCAGCGTGAAGTCGCCGCTGGCTCCGTCGATCTTGTAGAAGCTGTAGCTGGTGCTTTCATCGTCCGTCAGCACGATCGTGCTGCTGCTCGACGTGACGTGAAGCTCCTGCTGCGTCGCGCCGATGATCTTCAAGCACATGTCGTTGATGGTGATGTACTTGTTCGTCTGGCTAGACTCCAGCTCGACAGCACCGATGGCGGGTGTACGTGTGGTCATGGCTTATCCTTTCAGTGTCCATTCGCGTGAGTGCGGGCCGTCGTCATTGGTGGTGTATCCGCCGGTCTGCCAGATGAAGACAGTCAGCTGGTGTACGGCAGGGGCGAAGCCGTCTGCGGACTGCATCGCCGACGTGTAGACGAAGGTGCGGTCGGCACCCGCTGTCGTGCTGCGCATGTAGGTTGACGGGTCGTTGATGTTGAACGACGAGCCGGTCCCCTTGCACAGGTACAGCGTGTAGCTCTCGGTCGGGGAGTTGAGCGGCACGTTCTCAGCGCCGTCCGCGAGGGCATCGTCGCCGCCGAAGCGCGTCGAGCGCTCCCACGTCATCGTGATGTTGCCGCCGCCGAGAACCGCCTTGAACTTTCCGATGTAGCGCTGGCGCAGGTTGAGGGCGTAGACCGCCTGGACGTGCGCAGACTGGTACGGGTTCGTGGTGCCGAACGTCACGACGACGCCCTTGCCGCGCGACGTGCCTACCGGCGCGTACAGCGGCACGACCGACGACTCGTCGAGGTTGCCGTTGACATCGCCGAGCAGCACGAACGTGTCGGTCGGGCTGTGGTTCAGCACCGTCGCTTCCGTGCCGTAGAGCCCACGGTGCAGACCCGTCAGCGTGTAGACGTTGCCGCTGACGTGCGTGCAGGTTTCGAACTGGATCAGCTCGCCGCCGTTCTCGATGTTCGTGCCGACGACCGAGCCCGAGATGTAGGCGAGATTGATGTGCGGGTTCGACAGCAGCGTGTTCTTGTCCACGGTGCCCACCGGCATCGGGAAGTCTGAGTTCTCGTGCGCGACCGTCAGCGTGATCGTCGTGATGCGATCCGTGCGGTACGGGCTCGGCGTGTTGACGCCAACAGTGTACGGGCTCACGACCGAGCAGCGTCCCCAAGTAGGGAACGTCGCGGGCGCTTCCGCCGAGACGACTTCCTCGCCGTTGATGTTGAACACCAGCTCCTTGTCAACCGGGTCCGTGTTGATCAGCGGCAGCACCGTGAAGTAGAGGCGGTAGCTGTCCGTCGTCAGCGACGCCTCGGTGTCGGAGCGGTACGGCATCTGGAGGAACAGGACATCGACGCGCGGGTCCGGCGTCGGGATGAGCGAGTCGTCGTAGCGTCCGACGTTGCCGAACAGCGCGACCGTGTCGTTGTAGATGTCGGGGTCCTCACGCGAAGCCGTGATCTTCACCGACTTGTCGGTGCCGATCTCGACAGCGCGCAGGCGCGCGGTGACATCACCGTCGTCGAGCGCCAGGGTGACAACGTCGCCGGGGTCCAGGTCCAGGAAGCGTGGCGGAAGCAGACCCTCGTAGCTGGTCGCGTAGACTTGCTTCGCGAAGATCAGCGACTCCGCGAGACGCTGCGCCTCGTTCGCCTTGAGCGCGAGGTTCACCGACACGTCGATGAAGCCCTCGTCGTCGATGCGGTCGCGGTTGATGTTCGGCAGGATGATGCTCTGCACGTTCGAGGTATAGCCGCGATCGACATCCGTGTAGCTCAGCGCCAGCTTGCGCGTGCGCGCCAGCGGGTCGTCCTGCTTCTCGGCGAGCCAGCCCTCCGTGGTGTTCCGGTTCAAGAACTGCCCGTCGATCGTCTTGATCGACGACGAGCCGCGCGCGCGGTAGACGATGTACCCGCTGCTCTCGATCACGTCGAAAGAGAACACCTGGGCAAGCTCTGAGAAGATGCTGCGCAGCGTAGCCGGGGACGTGACAGAGTAGCCGCGCGTCGTCAGCACCGACACGTCGGAGATCAGGATGTCAACCGGGTTGACGCCGACCCGCTTCAAAAGCGAGCTGACGACAGACGAGACCGGCACGGTGTTCGAGTCATTGCGCCCGAGGAACAGCTTGCTCAGCGTCTTGGTCGGCGTCGAGTACGTGCCGTACGCGATGCTGTCTTCAAAGCCGTTGTAAATCTGGACCGTCGAGGGCGTCGGCAAGCTCTGCGCCGCGAGCGACGCGATCACCGTCGTCAGCTCGCCCGTGATCAGGTTGACGCGCTGCACGGAGTTCGACGCATCGACGAACGCGTAGGTGCCGCCGGGAATGATGATGTTGTTGTTCGGGCCGAACTGATCCGATCGGAACGACGCCGCCGTCCGCCACATGACCGAGTTCGTGAACGGGTTCCACTTCACGATGTAGTCGCTGCGGCTCGTCTGCGAAATGAACAGAACGAAGCAGCCGTCCGTCGTGTCCAGCGCGACCTTGCGCAGCTGGATCGGGAAGCCGTAGCCGCCGAGGTAGGCGTTGCTGTCGATGATCGCGCCGACATCCTTGATGATGGGGTTCGCGACGTACGACGCGGCGCTGTCAGACAACTGGAAGCGCTTGCACTGGATGCTGTCGGACGTGGAGCCCGTCGTGTAGAACGCGAACAGGAACGATCCGCTCGTCGAAGCACCGTCCGAGAAGCGCCGGTACGCTGCCTGGAACGAGGTCGGAACGTTGAAATAGATCGCGGCAGGCGTCTGCATCGACGTGGTGAAAGCACCGTCGAGCGCCTTGATCATGATGGCGGAGCCGCCCGGCTCGATCCAGTAGAGACCCATCGAACCGGTGGAGGTGCTGAACGTGCAGAAGATGTCGGCCCAGGTTCCGTTGTAGAACGTGGGGAAGACGCACGCGCCTTCCGTCACCGGGGGCAGATAGAAGCCGCCCGTGAACGTCGTGCTCGCCGAGAACGAGTTGCGCTTCTCCGACTTGCCCAACATCGCATGGTAGACCGTCAACCGGCGAGCCGTGTTGTTGGCAAGCAACAATCGACCGCTTGCCGGACACAGGAAGCGATAGTCGTAGTCGTAGAAGTATTCGCTGCCGTTCTCCGCCGAGGGGACGGTCTTCAACAGCTCAAGGGAGTCGCCCGCCCAAATCGCGCTGCCGTAGTCGTGCGCGATCGTGCCGCCGCCCGAGATGTCTTCGACACCCGCGTGGAACACGTTGTAAGACGGGTCGTAGATGAGATTGGTCGCGCGGTGTTGGATGTCATCGAACTTCACCTCCGGAACCGGCAGCGTGCCGTAGAGGCGCGGCACCAGCTCGGTAACGGTGGACGACACCTCGAACATGATGTCGGGGATCGTCCCGTTCGATGTGATGAAGTTCTCGAAAACGACGTAGGCGATGCCGCGATAGGCGGGCGCGGAAATGATTCCCTCCTGCTTGATGATCGCCTGATCCGGAATCTGCGTCTCCGTTCCCGTGTAGACGCGGATCGTCGTCAGGCGCAGCGAGCTGGGCATCGCGCGCAGCGGACTGGACGAGGACGTGGTGTCGATCGTCAGTGCAGGCAGCGCACCGTTGACTGGCTGCAACACTGCCGAGCCGTCCACGATCGCCTTCTTCGTATAGATCAGCGCGTCGCCGGACCAGATGTTCAGGATGTTGCCGATCTGGCCTTCGCAGATCGCGATGGCGAACGACGAGGCGACGTAGCTGTACGACTTGCCGTCAGACCCGATGAACGTGCTGGTCTTAGCAGGCGCGCTCCAGAGCACGTTGCCGGAGATTTTCGCAGCACCGTACACGATCGGGATCGGCTTGCCGTAGGACGATGTCGTGAACGACAGCGCGGCGACGGACGACGCAGTCGCGCCGAGTGGCCCGCCAGCGGTTGCGTACGCGTTGTTGTAGACCAGCGGCCCGGACGGAGCCGGGGATGAAGCAGGCGTGATGGCAGGCGTAGGCGCAGGCTGAGACTGCGTCATACGAGAGATGTCGAAACCCGGCGTGTATCCGTTGGTAGCCATATTTAGCCTCGCACGACGCGGGTAGGATCATCGACAGGAGGAACAGAGCCGACAACGCGGGACGCGTTGTTCAACTGCATCTGCAAATCCCGCATGATCTGATTCTGAGACGCGCGGAACGATCCTGCGTCAGGGGTCTGGATCGTCATGTTCACCGTCACCGTGCCGCCCGCGTACGAGAGGTTAGTCGTGCTGCCGGAAGCCTGGGGCGCGGCGCGCGCGCCATCCATCGACTGACGAACGACGCGCTCGATCGCGCCGTCGCTGAACGCGACAGGGACGCTGCGCCCATCGGGGAGCGGGATCACTGCTTCGTCGGGGTGGAGCGTGGCGGAGAAGCCGCCGTCGCTATCCTTGGAAGCGTTGGGCGAACCCTTGGCGAACGCGCCGCCGAACGGGTTCTTGCTGGCACCACTGAAACCGCCTAGCGCGGGAGAGTTGAAGATCGTGTTCGCAATGCCGCCATCGCCGCCGTTGAGGAACCCGGCGCGCAGATTAGACACGTCCACGCCCAGCGCCGCCTTGATGTTGGCTGCGCCGAACTGGTTGACGAAATCCTGCGCGAGGCGTGCGTTCGCTGCGTCCATCGCCGCGTTCTTCGTGTCCACCGGACCCATGCCGCGCGCCCACACCTTGCCCTGGTAGACGTAGCCGATAGCACCCGGAGGCATGACGGTGTCGCCGCTGTCGTAGACCAGTCGGCTGTCGTTGTTCTTCTGGATTTGGTCGCGCATGGCCTTCGCAGCCGAGACGATGGTCTCAGCCGTCGTTCCACCGCTGCTGCTACTGCCGGACGAGCTGCCGCCCGAGCTGCTGCTACCAGACGAGCTGCTGCCCGAGCTGCTGGTGCCGAGCGATACTATCTTCGTCAGCAACAGCCCAATGTCGGCGTCGATCTTCTCAGCCGTCGTGTTCAGCTTTCCGAACCACGTACTCTCAAGCTCGGTCTGCGTGTTGATCGCTTCCCAGACCTTGTTCGTCTCGTCCTTGATGCCCTGCAAGATTTCGATCGGGCTCGGACCCTGGTAGCCGCCCGGCTGATTGCCAGGGTCCGCCGGAGCCAGACTGTTCTGGAGACCAGTGAGATCGACAGGGATTGCGCCGCCGCCGGTCAGCGGGACGACTGCTTCATTCGGGTGGAGCACCGCAGGGATGCCGGTCGGATCATTCGAGAGACCGCCACCAGCGAAGCGCGGCGCGTTGACGAAGGCGCTCGCCGGTACGGACGCAGACTTGCCCGTGCCGACGTGCGAGATACCGCCGCCAGAGAACAGGCTGGAGGTGAAGCTGAGTTCGTCGTTACCCCAATCGGACATGCTGGTCGCGGGGATGTCACCCCCGCTGCTACCGCCACCGCGCAGACCGTTCGACTGCAAGCCCTGCGCCGCCGCACCCTGCGCTTTGAGGATCGACTGGTTGAGCCGGTCCCACTCCGCAGCGGACATGGCGGCTTCCTCGCCGGACTTCTCGGCGGCGGCACCGGCCTCCTCAAGACCGCTCGCGGCAGACGAACTCGCGGCAGCAACGCGCACAAGCGCCTGCGCCTCGTTGTCCGTTTCCTTCTTCGCCTTGTCCTCGGCAGTCGCAAGTTCGTTCAGCTTGTTCTTGTTCTCGTCGGCCTTGCCGCCCATCTGGTCGAGGGCGTTGCTCATATTCGACATCGCCTCCGCCGCAGGCGGCGTCTGCGTGGCGAGGGCGTTGTCAGCCTCCACGATCTTGTTGAGCGCTTCCGCGCCCGCTGCGGCGCTGTCCGCCATTGTGGTCTGCGACGATGCCGCCTGCTCAAGCGCAGGCGCAGCGTCTTCCGCCGCCGTTGCCACAGCCGCGACGCTCTCCGCCGTCTGCTTGGCGGCGGTGTCCACCTTGTTGAACCCGAGCGCCGACTTCGCGGCTTCCTCGCCGATGCCCTGCCACGCGACCGATACCTTTCGACCGACGCCCGCCCAGCCGCTCAGGTTCTTCTCGATCTCGGGGCCGCTCGTCTTGATCGTCTTGTCGAGCGCCTTGTCGAGGTCGTTCGCCGAGACCGTGATGTCGTTCAACGAGTCGCCGACGACCTGTGCGGACTCCGCGAGGTTGCCTTTGAAGGTGTTGGACAGCTGCCCGATCTTCGTGTTGAGCACGTCCGCGCCCGTCCCGCCCTCAGTCAGAACCTTGGCGAGCTTGGCGATGTCCTCCTGCGCCTCCTTCTCAGACGCACCGACAGCGCGCATGTTGATCATGAGTTTCATCATGAACTTGTCGGTTTCGTCGGCAGTGTACCCGGCCTGCTTCAGCGCGGGCGCGAGCTTGGTGTAGGCTTCGCGCACGAGGCTGGTGCTGTACTGCGAACCGGAGGCGATGTCGTTGAGGCGCTGCATCGAGCGCGCGGCGTCGATCGCGGCGGTGAGCGCGAGGAAGGGCCAGCACGCCATGAACGCGCCACGCAGCATACCGACCGCGCCAGCGAGACCGCCGACGCCGGTAGAGTATGCGCTGAGCGCGCTGATGCCGGTCTGCAACGCCGACGTGAAGTTGGCGGGGGACAGCGCGGCGGACTGGAAGGCGTACTGGAGCTGCCCGACCGTGTAGGCACCCTGTTGCGCCTTCGTGTTGAACCCGGTGATGGACTGACCGACGCGGTCGAGGGCGGTGCCTGCCGTGCCGAGACTCGTCAGGCTGTTCTTGATCTGGTTCAGCCCGGCGGCGGTGTTGGTCATCGGGATGTCGCCGAGCTTACGCAGGCGGTCACCCGTGGCCTCGATAGGAGCAGACGCGAGCTGCGTCGCCGCGCGATTGATGTCCTCGATACCCTGCTGCGTACGCTTGCCGAACTCGATCTTGCCCAGCTTGTCCAGCGAAGCCTGGGCCTTGTCAGGCCCCTGCATCGTCGTCAGCTTGGACTCAAGCGACGAGATCGCGCCCTCAAACTTTTCGAGGGACGCCTGTGCGTCATCCGTACTGAGTACGAGTTCCAAGCCGTCAGACATGCGTCCTCCCGAGGGGTCGTGTGATCCGGGCTAACCTAACATGTGAGCCAGAATGGCACAACCTCATTTCCCCCGCTTCGGCGGGGTGGGCTTGAAGGACAGGTAGACGGCGTCGAGCATCATCATTATGCGCAGGAAGTCGCGCCGCCCGTAGGCGTCGTTGATGCCCATGAACTGCACGTAGGCCAGCACCTCCGAGATGGAAATTGCTTGGGCTTTACTGTCGATGATAAGTCTTCGTGAAGATAAAGTCTGGAAGGCCTGCCAGTAATACTGTGCGTGTGGAAGTATTACCGGAAGTTCTTCAAGTACAGGCACTCGGGTTCCGCTCGCCTGTAGTCGCTTCAACCACTCGATGTCTTTCAACTTCGCGCCGTGTTGAAGGTTATACTGGAGAGCGGCTACTAGTTTCCCTCGATTTCCTTGATCACCTCGCCCCTATACAGGTCAAGGTTGTTGACGATCAGGTAGATGCCCGCACGGATGCGGATCATGCGCGGATCGGAGATGAGCTTGAGCGCCGCCTCCGGCGAGTACGGCAACTCGACGCCGTCCAGGCCGATGTCTTCCCAATCCACGATGCACGCGGCGATGCGCTCGTTCGCCTGTGCCTCGACGGCGTCCGGCGGCAGTACGCCCTTCTCGTCGGCGAACGCGCGATACTTGATCACCAGCTGGCGATCGAGATCGCGGATACGCTCGGAGCCGAGCGAACGCAGCTTGAAGCGGCAGTCGAGACCGGGCTGTGTGGTGATCTGCGTACCGGTGAACCACTTGCCGTCCTCAAGGGCGGCGGGGTCCACGCTGGACGTGGCAACGAGGTCGAAGAACTTCTTCTTCTTCGCCGGAGTTTTGCTGGTCATGGTTCCTCACGAGGCGTCAACCTGAATGACGAGGGGTAGCAGAACTACCCCTCGTCGTCAAGTTACACCACAGACGTTGGGTAAACGGACGAGAAGCGGTCGATCATGAACTGGGTGTTCAGGGTCGAGTCGCGCTGTGCCTCCCACTCCATCTCTTCCATCACGTCCTCGTCGATCTTGCCGGGGGCGATCGGGTCCGTCTTGATCTTCGCCGCCGGGATCGTGAAGTAGTACGACATGTGGTCACGGTCTTCGAAGCTGAACGCCAGCGACACCGTGTCGTGGTTGAGGAAGTTGTTGTAGAACGAGAGGTCGTTGAAGTACGCCTCGATCTTGCCGGACAGCGTGAAGCGACCGTAGGCGATGCCTGCCGGGAACTTGCTGCCGACCGCCTCCTGCTCGCGCAGCTTCGCGTCACCCTTCATCGTGATCGACTTGATCGCGGTGGACAGGGCAGCGCCGTTCTTCAGCACCGCGCCGACGTTGGCGGTGGCGTTGAGAACTTCGGTGGCGGTCGTCGGCAGCACCGAGTAGGAACCCGCGTTGCCGAGCGCGGTCGCCGTGCCGACGACGGTGTCGCGGCCCGAGAA